GCATCTGTTTCTGCGAAGCCACTACCGTTAACTTGTAACTTACATATCTCAGTACCAAAAGCAAACGGGTCAGATAAACCTGTATTACTAGCTTGTAACTTAGCTATCTGTGTACCAAATGCAAATGGGTCTGCTAACCCTGTGTTACTAGCCTGGAGTTTGCCTATAGGTGTACCAAACGCAAAACCATCTACTATAGCACTTAGAGCTCCTACCGTTATAGGGTCTGGTAATATTAAATGGATATGTCCTGCAGACATTCCAAATGCATTACTTGTAAATCCACTTGCTAAAGCCATACTACTCCTATGTTACGCTATACAATCTATATGTATAAGCTCTATTTGTTCCACCTGTTTTTTCTATTGTCCAAGTAAAATTTTCTGTACTTGTTATTGGTGGAAAATGATACAATGGTTCATCTTGTGAACCTGTAAATGTATCTTTAATCATAACTCTGTCATCACTACCAGCAATCCTAACTTTAATTTTAATTACTATAGTATCTCCACCAGCATTATTAGTCATATCTAAATAACCTGTATATGCAGCATCACCTGTTTGAGCTGAACCTATAGTTTGTTCGCTACCGTCTGTGGTAACAGTACCATTTTCTACTGATGTTAGTGCCATATTACTCCTCCCTTGGTGCAGTATTACCTGCATCTACCCAAGCTAAATACTCTTGATAATCTATATTACTTTCATCAAAAGGGATACTAGCTCCATCAGAATCCCTGATGACCACTGTATCTTCTTGTTCTTCAAATTGTTTTTTAGGTAATTTATAACTCATTATAACTCCGCCTTTAACTGAAATGATGTCATTACAGCACTACCTACTCCACCTGTCCAACTACCAGTTAAAAAATAATAGTGTGTAAGTGCCCATGGATTTGAAAATGCTGTAGGTGTTATGCTAGGAGCAGCTCCAGTTTGTATTATATAGCACTGGTTTTGTGCAGCTCCATTGTGCAAAACAATTGTAGGTGATGTTCTCATCTTAACTGGGAAAGCATACCCTGTTGCAACTCCCTGTGTGCTGTATGCACTTCCAACAACATTATATGGATTTATAAAATATCTTTGACACTTAGCTTCTTGTGTTGCGTAATCCTCTCTAAGAAACTCATTAGCTGTTGCACCAGGTTCTAACTGTATATCTGTTAAATATAAAAAATCTCCTGCATCTGTATCTGTTACATCTGACCATATAAATACTACAAGATTAGTGGTACTAGCAGTATCTATTGATATGTTTTCTATTTTATAATCTGCCCATGAAGTTGTTACACTTAAATTAGCAGGTGTGTTTTCATAAGTTAAATTACTTGCTAAAGTAGGATTAGTTCCTTCACTTCCCCAAGAAGATACAACATCACTTGTTACGGCATTAGCTGAACCACTCCATGCTATAACTGCAGCTTTAACATTATCTAATTTTCCACTACCAGCAACCTTTGCTCTAAAAGATAAACTAGCTGTTCCACCAATCATATCTTGACAATTAGCATCTTCTATTATCTGTGCTATACCAAATTTTTTATCTACTGTTTCTACATCTAATCCTATAGCATATAAAGCTTGACCTGTATCAGCAGATGCCACTCTTGTTATATCTATAATATCATTGCCATCGCTTAGTGTGTACCATCTATCTAAATGATAAGTGTCATCATTATTAGCTTCAGATGTTACTGTGCTTGTAGCTGCTGTAAAACTTGTACCTCTTTGTGCTACTGTAAAATCTCCATTTATAATTGCATTTCTTTCTGCGTTACTTGTACCACCACCTGCTGCTGCCCATGCTATATCTGTTCCATCAGAAGTTAATACTGTATTAGCACTACCTTTAGTTAACTCTGCTGAAGCTGCGGAAGCATTACCTATGATAAGACTACCTCTAGCTATATCAGCTAATTTAGCTACTGTAACTTGATTATCTGCAATATGGTCTGTATCAATAGAACCATCTGTGTAGTGTTCACTATTACATGCATCATCTGCTAGTTTATCTCCATTAACTGCGTCTGCTGCTATCATAGCTGTAGCTACTTGTACTTCACCTATAGCTCCTGTACTAGCTGCACCTAATACTCTATTAGCTGTACTTGTATGCTGCATTTTAGCATAGGTTACTTGGTCATCAGCTATGTGGTCTGTATCTATACTTCCATCAGTATAATGTTCTGAGTTTATAGCGTCATCTGCTACCTTAGCTCCAGTTACAGCATCAGCATCTATTCTTGCTGTTGTTGCTTTATTTCCTGCTATTGCCATCTCTGTCTCCTATATTGCAAAGATTTTGTTAGAACCAGAGTCCCAGACAATATCTATATCTGCTCCATTTGAAGTGAACGGTAATCCCGTTCCTGTATCTATATAAGCTATTAAGTTACTTGTTGCTGTATTACCAGTATCCTTATAAATAATTAAAGCTTCAATAGATGTACCTGCTGATGGTGTAGTAAATGTACAGTCTGCTGCGTCAAATACTCCTGATGTTACACTTTTACTTGATAGTGCTACGGGTGTACCTAATACTCCAGATACATCATTGTAGAAATCATGTGCTGTACTATAAGTATATGTACCTGTATCTACAAGAGCTACTTTGATAGTATTATCAGTAAGGTCTATCTCTCCATTTAAAAAAGCCTCTTTTGCTTTTGGGTATATTGCGTTTGCCATTGTTCCTCCTATGGTAATTTCATGGTTATATTAACCAACTTGTTTATTTCATCTTGTTTAGCAAAACTAGCTAACAACAGCTGTGCTGTTGTTAAAAACTGTTGTGCTCTTGTTGCATCATTCATGTGTAGTCCCCAAAATAATGCTGCTGTATATGTTATTAATGCTTGAGGATAGCTTTTTGTTATACTATTTTTATCAGAATCTGACTGTAAATCTGCAGGAAACATACCCAATAATAGTCTTATTTTATTATCTTGCTCACTACTACCTGCTGTAGGATATACATGAAATGCATTATTCACTCTATAACCCATAGTAGGAATACCTGTAAAATCAGCTCTACTAGCTCTTCCTTGTCCGTATGGTGCTCCAAACTTTACTGTACTACTAGAGTAATCAAATGCAGGTCTACCATATCCACCTGTAGGTCCGTACTTACCTGCTTCATTAAACTCTATAGGGCTACGTATATCTATTGGATAATACACATCATCACTACCAGATACATCTATATAATAAGCATCTAGTATTACCTTAGTCCTATTAGGTAAGTTATATTCATCTGTTTTAGCACTAACTTCACCGCTAGTTATTGTATGCGTATATACAAATTCATCATAAACTGATGATACTGTATTACCAAATAACTCATTAGCTACGTTTATTAAATCTTTTATTACTGTATCTATACCTGTAAAGTTTCTACCAACTAAACTTTTTACTTTAGTTACTATGTTACTTCTGTCATAATTTAGTTCAGTTCTCATTATTTACCACCATTTTTCTGTACCCAATCTTGTCCTACCTTCTCACCATCCGGTATAGTATTCCAAGCTTTGGTTCTTACTTCTTCTTTTACATCTCTTGATTGTAGATTATATGCACTTAATTCTCCGATATTCATATACTTAGTCTCAAACTGTAAGTGGTCTTTTATACGTCTAAAGAGTGCATATCCTTTGTAACTAAATACTTTTAACTTTCCTGTCAATCCTGCTCTAGACATATCAGATAATTTTGTAATAACTAGTTGATACCAGCTATTATCTTTTTCAGTCCATCTATTGATAAACTGCATTAGCTCAGACTTATCCTCAGCTAACATATATAGTAATTCAACTTCAACGTCTGTCTCTGTTTCAACGTTAAAGATAGGACCAGAGGATAAGACCCTTACAGTCTTACCCTCTAAATCCAAAGGGTTAAAGTGGATTCTATTCAAATGCACTCTATACCACATATTGTTTAGGCAACTCCATTACTGTCTGGGATTATTTCATAATAAATTATGTAATACCCATCACCAGCTGTAGTACCCCCAGCACCTTGAGTTTTTCTTTCAAAGTGCAGGATGTCAGTGTCAGCAACAGTGAACGGAGTTAAATCCGCTTCTATTGTAACACCAGCTGCTGTAGTATTTGGAACTGTTAGTGTAACTTTTTCAGCTCTAGCTGTTGAGTTTACTGTATCAGTATAGTCTAAAGAGACTACTGGTGCAGTAGACGTTGCAACTACGGCTGTTTGTACTACAAATTCAAACCTATGAACTACTATAGGGTGATTTACCTTGAAGGTAAAGTCATCAGCAACTGAACCGTC